TTACTGCGGAAGAAGTTACTGCGGCAAATGAAATGGCATCCGCACACGCCGCAATTAACACCTTGGCTAACAAAAACGCCGTTATCCCCGCACTAATGGCCGCTGCCGACATTAAGATAATTCGGGCGCTAACAGAGGGTGACGTGGAGCGCATAGCGGCTCATCGTGACGCACAAGCTTTGATGCGCGGAAAGCTGTCGAAATGAACGCAGCATCTCGTAACGCAAAATAAAAAGGAATAGAGCATGCACTTCGACGAATTCGCGCAGCAGCTAGGGATGAAGGCCGGGGTGATCATTGCCGGGACTGCTGGCGCCGCTGTCAGCCTGATGGTCATTAAAGGGCCGATCTGGTACCGCTTCTGCTTGTTCGGTGGCGGGCTGGTGTCAGCGGCATTCGTAACGCCGCTGATTACGAACGTCCTCGACTTGACGAATTCTGAGAACGCGGTAGCTTTCCTCGTTGGGATGTTTGGTATGTCCCTTGCTGCAGCGATTATTCGCACCATTCAGGACGTTAATTTTGATAGCCTCTCTGAGCACCTGAGAGCTTGGCTAGGGAGGAAATAATGAGCGAACCGTCAAACGTCATCATACTTGTTTCCTCCGTCACTATCCTACTGGTTTCGCTTTATTTGGCAACCTGCCAGAAATATCAGGATGGGGTGATTGGGCATCTGGCCCTAGCCGGGATGTCCATTGCAAGTGCTGTTCCAATCTATGAGGCCGGGTCCGGGATGCTATACGAATTTGTGCCGACGACCACTCTGCTCTACGCAGCGGTTGCGTTATTCCTTGCCCGGCACGCCTACCGTTTTCGGCAACATGCCAAAAGGGGTTGCGTATGAACGAAAATCGAAATGCATTTCTTGACATGCTCGCAGTAGCAGAGGGCACGAGCACCAGTCCGGCAACGCAGAACAACGGATACGACGTGATCGTTACCGGCGTTGACCGCAAGCCGGAAATATTCACCGACTACAGCACGCACCCATTCGCAGACGGGCGTAAGTCCAAGCAGATTAACAAGCACGGTTTGTTTTCAAACGCATCCGGGCGCTACCAGTTCATGCTCAAGGATTGGGCGCACTACAAAGCGCAGTTGAAGTTGCCAGACTTCGGCCCTGAGTCTCAAGATCTGTGGGCCATACAGCTTATCCGTGAGCGCAGGGCGTTGCCGCTGATAGACGGCGGCCAGTTTGACCTTGCTGTGGCCCGCGTGCGCAACCTGTGGGCCAGTCTGCCGGGTGCCGGGTACGGACAGCCCGAGCACGGCATAGAAAAGCTGCGTCTTGCCTACGCTGAAGCTGGCGGGGAGTTTGTATGAAACACCAGCGCGGATCACTTCTTGTTTACGCGATTCTGGGAGTGGTTGCACTCGCAGCAGTTGCTGCGATGGGTAAAGCAGTTTATGACGCGGGCAGTGACGCCAAGCAAGTTGAGTGGGACGCTGCCAACGAGAAGCAGCGAAAAGATGAAGCAGACAAAGCACTAAAAGCAGGTGTGAAAAAGGAGCAGGGCGATGCCAAGGCAAAAGTTGTGTTTCGCACCATCACGCAGACAGTGGACAAGATCGTCACTCGTGATGTTTACAGGAATATCTGTCTTGACGATGATGGGCTGCTCAACGTCAACGCCGCCCTCAGCGGTGCGCTCACCCCTGCCCGCGAACCTGACAAGCCCCTGCCCCCCACTGTCGCCCCTAGCGGACGGGACTGGAGCCACAGTGCTACGCAAGATAATTGAGGTGTCCGAGATGTATCATGAGTGTGCCCGCAAGCACGCAGCGTTGGTGGAGGCAGTGCCGTAATGCCCCTCACCAAGTTACAAACCCGCCCCGGTCTGGTCCGGGACACCACGTCCTACGCCAACGAGGGCGGGTGGTACTACGCGGATAAGATACGCTTCCGCTTGGGCATGCCAGAGAGCATTGGTGGGTGGGCACGGCTTAACGCGACGCCGTATCTCGGTTCGTGTACAGTCATATTCCCGTGGGCCACGTTGGGGGGTGTCCGGTACACCGCGGTTGGGACAGACACCAAGTTCTACGCCGAGTATGGGAGCGTCCTGTCAGACATAACACCAATACGCAGCACAACGGCGGCCGGGGATGTTACGTTTGCCGCGGTAGATGGCTCAGCCGTAATAACTGCCACAGACACAGCGCATGCTGCGGGGGTGGGTGACTATGTGACTTTCTCGGGTGCGGCTTCACTTGGGGGCAATATTACTGCAGCGGTGTTGAACGCAGAGTATGAAATAATTTCCGTCCCCTCTGCGGGCACATACACGTTTACAGCAACAGCCACTGCGAGTGCTGGGGATGTGGGCGCAGGCGGGGCTGCCGTTGTTGGGGCATATCAGATCGCTGTTGGGTTGGCTACGTATGTGCCCGGTATCGGTTGGGGTTCTGGGAGTTACAGCGGGACGGTATGGAGCGGGGGCGCTGCTGGGGGGACGCAATTGCGCTTGTGGGATGCGAGTATGTTTGGAGAAGACCTCATCTTTTGTTCACGCGGTGGGTCACTATTTTACTGGGATGTGACCGGGGGTCTGTCCGCTCGGGCGGTTTTTGTAACGGCGATGGCTGGCGCGTCGGCGGTGCCAACGGTAGTCACCGCCATGCTCGTTACGAGCACCCGGCACGTCGTAGCATTCGGCTGTAACGCGGTCGGCGGCACGGACATAGACCCGTTGCTTGTCCGGTGGTCGGATACGGAGAGTGCAGTGGACTGGACGCCCACGGCGACGAACACTGCCGGCGGCGAACGCCTATACTTGGGCAGCTCCATAATTACTGCGCGCGCTACTCGTCTGGAGACCCTCATCTTTACAGACACAGCGCTTTACGGTATGACGTTCTTGGGTGGTGCCCTTGAGTTTGGTTTCAATTTATTGGCGACACCAATAACGATCGCCAGCCCCGGCGCCGTTGGCATTGTTGGTGGGACTGCCTACTGGATGGGTGTGGGTAAGTTTTACGTCTACAACGGAGCGGTGGCTACACTACCCTGCCCGATTCTCAACCTCATTTTGAAAAATATGAACGCGAGTCAGGCGTACCAAGTGTTCGCGGCGGTTAATGAACAGTTTTCCGAGGTGTCTTGGCACTACTGTTCGGGTGTCAACACCACGGTTGATTCATATGTAACATACAACTACGCGGACGATATCTGGTACTTCGGCACCTTGAACAGGTCTGCATGGGTAGACGCTGGTCTGATTGGCTACCCCCTTGGTGCGGATAACGTGAACAATGTCTTGGTGTACCACGAGTTCGGAGCCGACGACAACAGCACAGACACCCCCGCGGCTGTCAACTCGTACATAGAGAGCTCGGACTTTGATCTGGGTGACGGACACCAGTTTATGTTCATCACGCGTGTGCTGCCGGACGTGTCTTTTGCCGGGTCAAATGTTGCATCGCCCGCGGTGACGCTTACCCTCAAAACTCGGAACTCTGCTGGACAGGCATGGAGCAGCAGCTCCAACCAGCCATCAGTAAACACTGTAACGCGCACGGCGAGCAACGGACTTTTTACATCCCCTGTGGAAGAGACTACGGCGCAACTGCATGTCCGGCTGCGGGGCAGACAAGCAGCCCTGCGGATCGAGAACAACACCATCGGCGTTAAGTGGCAGCTCGGGGCGGTGCGCCTTGACGTGCGCCCCGATGGGAGGCGTTGATGGCGCACAACATCGGCGTTGTAAACCTCCCCCATCCGCCGGAGAAGTGGACAGCAGCATTTGCGCAGGACGTACACCGCGTGATTCAGGATTGGATGAGGCGCGCCACGTCTGAAACCGTCGAGGAAGCTGCGAGCACTGCCTTTTCGACGGTGGCGGTGAGTACGTCGGCCGGGCCGAAAGACCGCATGTTTCTGGTCGACACGACAGGCGGGAACGTCATAATCACGCTGCCCGCTCCGTCTACAGTGCTCGGGCGGGAGTTTGTTGTGAAACGGTCAAGCGCGGGGGCAAACACGCTCACCGTTGCAGGTTCTGCTGGCAACATAGATAATGCTGGGACGGCGTCAGTGACGGCCCAGTACGAGGTGCTCCGGGTGAAGTCGGATGGCAGCAACTATTGGAAAATTTGAGGTGAGATCATGGCCGGTATTCAGAGTTTAGCGACTAAGGTAGAGGACAAAGGGCGGGGGCCAGACACCCTTCTCGTGCACATGGCCCCGGCGGAGGTTAAATGGCTCCAAGAGCTGGCTTTACAGCATGGTGGGTCAATGACCATCAACCCGAAGACTGGGCTTTATGAAGCGGGGTTCCTCAGTTCGATACTGCCGACGCTTGTCGGTGGTGCTGTCAGTATGTACGCTGGGCCGTGGGCTGGAGCTGCGGCGGGTGCGGCGGTTGGGGCGGCTACAGGGTCGAAGAAAAACGGCGTGCTGATGAACGCAGGCATGGGGGCCCTTGGTGGTTACGGCGGGGCCGGGATAGCCGGGAGCCTTGCAGGGACTGGAGCTGCTGCGGCGGGGACGGCTGCAGCGGAAACGGTGACTGCCGAGGCGCTGAAAAGACAGGCTGCGGAGGAGGCCCTGCGACAAACAATGTCAACAACAGCTGGCCTGACTGAAGGAGCGGCGTCCGCAGCGGGGCAGGGGGCCTTCGGCGGAGAAATAATGGGTAACGCGTTTGGTGAGCAAGCAGTAACCAGCCCGGCATGGGCGAGGGCCCAGATGTTGGGGCAACAGGGAGTTGACGCAAACATGCTCGCTGGCACGCCGACGTTTAACAGCTCCGCAGGAATCGGCGGGGGGGCAGAAGCCGCGGGCCAGATGACGTGGGATAACGTAAAGCGCGGCGCGGCGCAGATGTGGGATGGCCCGTGGAATGCGCAAACGTTGGGCCCGTACAAGACGCCGGCGATGGCTGCCGGCATTAGTGCCATGGGCTTGGGAGCCATGGATGGGCCAACTATAGACCCTCAGACAGGGCAGCTGGCCAAACCGGAGATCAAGAAATACCGGTATGACCAGCCCAACCGCCCGAACAACCCCGCGACCTTTACCCGCATGTACGCGCAGGGGGGCGGCATCAGTGGTGGCCAAGGCGCGCAGCTTCAACCGCGCATGATCAAGGGCCCCGGGACGGGGCTGTCTGACGGCGTCACCGCGCAACTACCGGGTGGCCAGCGGGCTGCGCTCGCCGACGGCGAGTTTGTTGTGAGCTCCGACGTCGTCAGTGCTCTTGGTGGGGGCTCTTCTGACTCCGGTTCCAAGAAGCTCTACGCCATGATGGACCGCATTCGGAAGCAGGCCCACGGCACGAAAAAGCAGGTGCGCAAGGTGAATGATAAACGGGTGCTACCGGCATGAGCAAGACGGCCAAAGTGGTCGCCCTGCCACGGGTGGATCTGGACATAGCCCTTGTCCCGTACGCGGTACTCGCGCGCACGATGGCGGGCATCATAAAATATCTTGAGAAGGCTGCTGAAGTGTCATCTGGCCGGTCCACGGTTGAGGACATCATGCGGTACGTGTTCAACAACCAGTACAGTCTCTGGGTTGTGTTTGATAAAAACGCATCAGGAATGCTCGGTTTCTTCGCGCTTGAGGTGAAGAATTACCCAAGTAAGCGTATGCTGTGCATACAGCACTGCGTCATAGAGCCCCACCACATGCAATCCGTGGAGCCCCGTATGGAAGAGATAAGTGAGCGGTGGGCGAAGGACAACGGGTGTAGTGGCATCGAGTTTACAGGGCGTCCGGGCTGGCGGCGGTGGGCGCGCGAGCGCGGGTATTTGAGCCACAGTGTTGTTTACGAGCGCTTCTTTGAGGCGCCGAAGGTAGAGGGTTCCGACATGACCAAATCCATGGTGCAGCAATGAGTGGCGGCGGAGATTCTACTCCCCCTCCGTCCAACACGACGGTACAGCAAAACACGATAGCGCCGGAGGCTGCTCCGTACTACTCGAGCTTGCTGGGACAGGCGTCTGCGGTTACGGACATCAACCAGAACCCGCACCAAGCGTATCAGGGCGAACGCACAGCCGGGTTCTCCCCTATGCAGCAGCAGTCCTTCAGTAATCTGGAGAATATGCAGACTCCGGGGCAGACGACGGATGCGAGCAACGCCGCGTACAACTCGATCAATCAGGCCCAGAACTACCAAAACTACCAGCCGCAGCAGTTCCAAAACCAGTATGCAGGTCCTCAGTTTCAGGGGCTGAACGCACAAACTGGCTCTTGGACAGACCCCGGCGTGGCCGCGTCCTACATGTCCCCGTACATAGAGCAGGCCATAAACCCTGCCTTGGACCAGATGCAGCGGCAGTCAGACATCCGCCAGCGGGACATGAGTGGCCAAGCCCAGCAGGCAGGGGCCTTCGGCGGCTATCGGCACGGCCTGCAGCTCTCGGAAGAGCAGCGGAACACCGAGCGCGCGAAGGGGGACCTGTCGTCACAGATGATGAACCAAGGTTACGCACAGGCTGGGCAGATGTTCGGAGCGGACGCTGCTCGGGGCTTGCAGGCGCAGGGCATGAATGTGCAGCAGAATCTGGCTGGGCAGTCGCAGAACTTGGCCAACGCGCAGAACTCCGCCAACTTCGGGCAGCAAGCGAACAATGCATACGAGCAGTCCCGGCAGTTCGGTGGGAACCTCGGGATACAGGGGCTCAATGCTGGCCTGCAGGGCGCGCAAACGCTGGGGCAGCTCGGACAGCAGCAGTTTGGCCAGAACCTCGGGCTCAACCAAGCGCAGCAGCTTGCCGGTGGCCAGCAGCAAGATCAAGGGCAGAAGTATCTCAACACGCAGTATCAGAACTTCACGGACAACCAGAACTGGGCATACAAGAACCTCGGGTTCATGTCGGATGTCATTGGCCGGCCGCTGACCAACCAGTCGACGAGCATCTACTCCGCGCCCCCCACAGCCTCGCAGAACATGCTCGGGCTGGGGCTTGGTGCCTACGGGCTGTCAGGGATGATGGGTGGGAAGGCGAAGGGCGGGCTCGTCAAGGGCTACGCGGATGGCGGGGTTGTTCGGGGCTACGCCAGTGGAGGCAGTGTGTTCGCCAATATGTCAGACCAGCAGTTGCAGAAGATGGCCGCGGCGCGGCCTCCGACGCTCCAGAGCATGGCTGCTGGGCAGGAGCTCATGAAGCGCCAGCAAGCACGGACCGCTCAACCCACACCACCAGAACTGCTCCTCCCGCAGATGCAGGGGGGGCCGCAACAGGAACCGCAGCAACAACCCATGCCGCAGGAAGGCGGTGTTGCGGGGCTGCCCGCCGGCGACATGCAGTTTGCGGACGGTGGGATCGTGGGGTTTGCTGAGGGTGGGCCCCCTCCCGACCTGCGTCGGATGCCTTGGATGAGTCAAGATGTTGCGGATCGGAACCAACAGCGGATGCGTGGGGGGCGTCCTCCGACAGACGTGCCGTCACAGCTTTTCGCCGCGCAGACTCCCGAAGAATGGAAAGCGCGTAATAATTTTGGTTTGCCGGAAAAGGCAGCCGCCACCCCGGTGGCTTCAGCTCCAGTAGCGGAAGTTACTGATAACTGGGATAGGCAAGGCGTTGCTGCCAAACCTGAAATACGCATCCCTGCTGCCAAGCCCCTCACAAAGGCGAAAGCCAAAGAAAGAGATCAGCAGATGGCGGAGGCTACTGGCTACAAGGCCATGGAACCGCCAAAGCAGGCGGAGGCCATGACCATGGAGCAGGCCCAAGCACAGCTCCGGGCTGCTGCTGCAGCCGAAACGAAAGACAACCCACTGTACAAGCGCCGCGACGAGATAGCCGGTCAGTACGACGCGCAACGTGGACAGGACAAGTACGCGGCGGCTATTAATGCAGCCCAGAGCATCCTCGGGAGCAAGAACCGGCAGGGTGGCATCGGTGGGGTAATCGGGGATCTGGCGACAGGTGCTGCATCAGCAGGCGAAGGGCAGCTCAAGCGAGAGAAAGAGCACGTTGGCAATCAGGAAAAACTCTTCCAGCTGGATGCCGCGCTGCGGGCGGGTGATCAGAAAACGGCCTCAGAGCTTGCCAAGATGCTGCAAGAGTCCGGCATGAAGCGTGACGTGATCAACGCACACATATTCAATGCCCAGTCACGGAACCAAACTGCGCTGGAGGACCGGCGTCTGGCGGGCATCAACTCACTCACAACGGCGAGGATTAGCGCTGCAGCATCCGCTGCCGCGAGTGGGGCTTACCGCGCAGACCAAAACGCGCAGCGCGCGCTGAGTAGTGCCAGCCAAGATATTGCAAAGATCGAGAAGCAAGCTACAGAAAATATCAAAAACGATGCCGCGGGTAACCTGCTATCAA